GGTCATATGCTTCATTTCAATAACGCTTTCGTTATGAAGGGGGTGGTTGGGTGGATAATATCTACCACCGCTTGGTAGCTCAACAAATTCAGTTGGCGTAATAAAATTTAAAACTTGGGGTGGTGGAGTTGACATACTTTCAGGTGAACGTGATGACACATCCGGCACCGCATGCGGGCCAAGACGGCCTTCATTTCTACTGCTCATATTAAACCTCTCTTATCTCTTAAATATAACACACCGGTGTTAATAATTTAAATTTATTTTTTTTCAGGGCTAAGACTCTTTTGGAAATTGGCGTCGCCAATATTCATCGTCTTGGCAAACTTTTTTGCTTCTTTGTCAAGAAAGGTGGAAATAGGTTTTTTGGCTTTGTCACTTAGGCCCACTCTTTCTAGACGACTTTCTAAAAGTTTGTCGCCCCACGTGCTTTCATATGAAAAGTCCTGATAATTAAAACCTAAATCAATGGTACCAAAGCCAGATCCTTGATAATTAATCGATGAAAAATTCACAGAAGTTAAAACTGGCCTTTCTATTATCCATTGGCCCACACTCTGTCCTTTATTATCAAATTCAATAATATTAAATCTTGGAGGATTATCTTTCATGGCCATTTGTATTTTTTCAGGCTTCGCAAATCCGTCCTGCTTTATGGACGACATCTTTTTATAATATTGGGCAGTTTTTCCCTGAAGTGTTAAAGAAGCTTGAATGGCAGCTGCCGTATTAGCGCCTTTATTATGATTTACAACGTCTATTAATGTTACCTTTAAAGGTTTTGTGTTATAGCCCTGCGTGGGATATTCAATTCTTTGAAAGTCTCCAGTCTCTAACTGGTATTCTGCAGTTATGGTTTCAATCCTAGAATAGCCCGGGCGATCAAAAGATCGAACCAAATATGGCTCTATATTTTGCAAACCATCTCCCCCAAAAATAAGATCAGGAAAAATCAAAATAGCTTCATATATTCTCTTTGGCCTAGCTTCGTTGCTAGACCAAAATTGAAAAGCTTTTGGATTAAATGCTACAGGTTTTGTGTTATCAAAAATGCCCATAAAATAGCACCACCTTACTTATTCAGTAAAACCGAGTTCGCTTTGGTATTGTGCAATTGTGGCTGCCTGATTCATGCCGTTAACCATGATTTGCTCTGGAATTGGTTGGTCCGGAGAAGCTGGCGCTCCTTCATATTGGGCCCAATCATATCTAAGAGTCATCTGGATATTGACCATCGTGTCATTTTCGTAAGACAATTCTCCAAAGTTCACACCGGCAACCCACGCATTGAAGAGTGTCCATTTTTCAATGGCATTCCCTCTCGCGTCAATTTGTTGCAGGCTCGGAACTCCCAGAGCTTGAACGGCGTCTCTTTTACTAAAAGATCTTTTTGCATCTTCTTGAGTACCAGGAATGGCATAACCGGAAGCTTGAAGAGTTTTAACTATAATGGCAGATGCATCTGGAAAGACAGGATCAACTAGGCTTACTTGCATCTCTTGCCACTGAATTCTTCCAGGGAAGTGAAAAGTGTGTGCCACAAATTGATGCTGTACGGATTCAATTGTAAAATTTGGTTTTCCTGATGTTTTAACAACATAAGTGGGAATTTGATTCAAGACCAGAATCCACCTATAGCTTCTTTTCGGATCCACCGAAGTAGAATTCCAGAATTGTTCATTTTTGATTGTCATTAGTTAAAATCTCCTCTTCTATTATAAATAGAACTAAATTAAATTTTTAATCCTCAAAAGATGCTCCCGTATTTGTAATAATGAAATCAATGGCAATATATTCAATTGAACGTGCAGGTTTAATATAGATTTTTGCATACATAATGTTTCTGTCTATAAGATCTGGAGTGGTGGTTGTCTCGTCGAGAATAACCTTATAATCTGTTAAGCCTAGGCCAGCTTTCACATCTGCCAAGAACGGCTCCACTTTAGATTTAAACCGTGTCCAAGTCACCTCCACATTCTGATCGAACAAAATAGTTGCAGCAAATCTAGAAACTTGCTTCTTCAAGTAAATAAGAAGCCTTCTCACGTTGATTCTATCAAGCGCCGAAGCCCCTACTTGCAAAGTTTTCTGACCGAAGATTACAATCCCTTCTGCTGGGAAAGAAGCAATCGGGTTAATTTGATTCTCATAAAGCCGATCCCTTTGCTTGGAAGTGAGTTTCTCCTCCACGCTGACGACGGGAACTCCGCCGGCTCGATTGGCACTTAAACCTCCGCGAGTGAAACCTGCCGGAGCAAACCAAAGTTGAGAATTAGCCTCACCGTAGGACATTGCGCCGATGGCAACGACTGACGGAGGTGCCCAAAGTGTAACACCATTAATGGTATCCCTAATCTGGACCCATGGATAATAAGCACATCCGTAACTACTATTAACCTGAAGATTGTTTCTCTTTTCACTAACAACAGTCTTTACTTTCCCTCGACGGGCCACTCGCGTGCCATCCGACTCGGAAGGAGGCTGGTAGCCACCTTTAAGATCAATGACTGCCAGGGCGTCCCCTCTGTTTTCACACATATCTACTAATTTATTATTAAGTGTGTTATAAGTGAGACCAGGCATCGATGCCACATTATATTCTACAACTTCGGGGTCACTCAGGGAATCCATCGCGACCGTAACAGAGTTATAAGGAGCATCTGTTGCTTCTGTAGAGTCAGAATCCCACTGAGAATTCCTAAAGGGATCACTTTCTCTAATATTTAAGCCGTCAGCTCCACCATGTAAACAAGTCGTGAATTGTTTCCAGCCGGCTGTGTCACCTCCATAATTATCATCAATAACATTTAGATAATTAGGTAACGATGGCCCAGCGACGGTTGCAGCTTTGGAGCCGGTATGTGCAGTATAGGAAGTTCCGTTCACACGTGAACCAGATTCATATACGGCATTTGCAGCATAGCTCGCGACTGACGTCGCGATCGTAATGGCCGAATTTCTAACATCATCTAGTGTAAAAATCCACGAAGCCTCAGTGAGCCCGGCAGTTGCATCCCAACTATCAATGTCTTCACATCTCGTTCGGAGTACATCAATAACACTATCATCAAAGCGAGAGCTGTTATATGTAGTATCTACCCCAAAATAAGCATCTTTAGGGTCTGCCAGCGCAGAGCCTTCCGACGAACTCCCTCGCAATCTTAATTGCGGGAATTTAAATCCAGCTTTGGGGCTGGAGCCAGTGGGAGAGTAGAGCAGCGCCTTATTGGTCGCGGCTAAGGCGCCGGCTGAAATCGAAGCGGTGCTATCCAGCGTACTGAGCATCGGATCAGCAACGCCAACGCTTACAAAAGCGTCGGTCGCGCCGGCAAGGGCAGCCGCTAGCGGGTCTGTTTCGAAATAGCTTCTAAGGTTACCCGAAGCTGCGGTTCCCCATCCGACATAACGAACGGGGCCATAAACACCATAGGGAATGCTTTTTTCATTAACCGTGGCGCGTTGTACATCGCTGTGTGCCTCTACGTAGACATAATTAGAAACGTTTTCAAAATCTCCGAAAGTTCTATATCTTCTATCCGTGTCATCCCATTGAACAAATTTATCACCAATTTTTCTAGCTACGTAATTGCTAGAAGCAGGGTCCAAAGTACAATTATTGTATTGTTCTAAAATAACTGGAGCAGCGTCGATATCGTTAATAGCTCGAACTACAACAGTAAAGCTTCCATATTGATTGCTGTCAAGAGGGTCTGCTGCTCTAAGATCTCTAATACCCACTTTAACCTTGCGCTGTGTTTCTTCACCCAGTTCACGGCTACATAATCTAAAAAGTTTTTGCATCTTTTCTGGGTTATAGGTACCTGGCACGACGGAGCCCGCGTCGACGCTTCCTCCGCCGGTGGTGGATAAATCTTGAGAAATAAACCATCCCGTCTTAGCAAATTGCTGTGTCGGACTTTTGGTCGGCGACATTGTAAAATTACCATGGTCCTCGGTTTCATCTGGAGAACCCACTCTCATGAGGGCGCCCCAAGTGTTGTTAGCCACAGATCCCGATATTCCTAGGGCTCCAGCGTTAGGGAAGGTTCTTAAATTACCCTCAAACGATTCTCCAAGCCAATAATTTATATTATTATCAGCGCCGACAACATCTGAATTTGTTTTAATTGGGTTTGTATTAAATACCTTTCGAATAAATCGAGGGGAGTCCGGATTAAAATTAAAAGCAGACTCAACAACAATATTATCACTCGAATCTCTAATTGTAGCCTTAAATGTCACGCCAGTGTCGACGGCCCTATAAAACGTAAAAGCAGAAGCCGTCGCCGCGTTGACAGTGGAAGCGGTCAGCGCCAAATTTCCAGTAAGCTGAATACTTCCGTTTGTCAAGTACCAAATAGCGGCTAGGGTACCTGTCATCAGGTTTGCGTCTCCGAAAACGGGGAAAGTGTGCGATCCCGACTCGAAAGCGGAGGCCGTCAGAGCGGTCGCTGCACTTGGCCCCTCACATACAAAGAGCC